ATTGAGTCGAAACCACTTTCAATAAGTGCAGGAGAGATAGTAGTGTCATAACTAGTGAAATCAATTGATACTATCTCCTGATTATTGGACCTAGCATGTTGTATAATATTAGTAACCCGTTTATCTACCATATCAGGACTAACGAGCGCAGATCTCCAAGGTAATTTTCGTCTTTCCTCTAGTAAGGGGAAGAAGTATCTAGCTTCAAGTATCACTTGTGCAATAGGGTAACCCCAAGTAATTCTAGTCTTCTTACGCTCCTGTGTTCTAATAAACATGACGCATGGATAGTCTTTCTTTAGATCACTTCGCCAAATGGACTCATTATAGAATTTCTTTACCTCAGACTTTTTAGTAAGATAAGGTAAGCCTGAATTGGTACTATTTTTAATTAGCTTTATTGCTGTTTCAAAGCTGATTGGTCTAAGACGACGCTGGCCAAGCATTTTACCTTTAACTGGAGTACCTTTAGATTTCACACTCCGATATTGAGAGTAAAAATCCTCTTTGATCTCATCCCATGGTTTTTGAATAGATCTGGGACCAAAGCTTTCTTTTTGATTATTTTCATAATCGAGTAAAACACTATTCATTTTATCACTATTAGCATTGAACAACAAGTCAAATTTAGCTAGAATAACATCAGAGTCTAAGTCCTTACCAATCGGAGTGCGGAGTATCTGGTCATTACCTGTAGTAATTGAGTTCCTGAAAAGGGAAAGCTTTGATTTAACCTCAGGTGATAAATCAAGGTTTGCATCATCACGGATAGTATAGTTTCTACTGTTGGCCATAATTTAGTTATTCCTCTTTCGCTTACTTCTACTGTTTGAACCTTTAATAGATGCAGAAGATAGACTCAATCTTCCTAATTTATACGCTTGATTTGCATCAGCAATTAGTTTGAAGTCTTGTAGCATGAATACCCAATCAAGAAACTGCTGAGCTGCGTCAGTACAGTTATTGATACTCACTCCGTCTACACTATTATACGAACCGTATATAGCTGGATAGAATGCTGGGTCATCGAATGTTTCGTCACAGAAATATGTTTCCCTTAGACTACTATTAAGTGTCATCGAATCACGACTAACTTTATTCACTCGATATTGCCAACTTTGATCATCATCATAAGTTGTCATATATGATACACGGTTACAACCATAAGCCGTACCCTCTCTACTGCTCAAATTATTAATAGGTGTAAGAAGACCAGGTTGCCACAAGTTATTACTACTTAAGTATGCATTAGTAAATGCATAAGCGATCGAGTCTATATAATCAGACGGCGATGAGTAATAAATTGTATCATTAATTGTAGCTGCGTAGGTTGACTTCTGATTGACACCTCCAAATAGCAGCGATCCTGAAGCATTAACGATGATGGCCGAGAATGTCGGTGAATACATCGGTACTGGTGAAGGATACTTAAGTTCCTGTACATACCAAGTTGATGGAGCGATTTGCGCCATATCAACTGAGAAAGACAGATTGTTGTTTAATCCATTAATCGCCAATTGAATTATAGAATTAGTGCTACCATGTGCGCCAAAACTTGTTGGTACATCTGATGTACTAACATCAAATGAGAAAGGCATCATCTTAACCAAAGGTGACCAGGTTGTATTAGTCAGCTTGTAGCTTTGCATTAATGCGAAGCAAATGTCATTTAGATTCGGGGGAATTGCGAATTCTCTTAACATTCTATCAAGTATAACAAGATTATTAATGTCATCCTGCGTTATTTGATCCCTCATCCATGTCATCGCCTTATTCCTATTGGTATTCGGAATCTGTTCTGCATAGGCTAGTATACTACCATAGAAGTAGTAAACTTGTAGTGCTTGAGCGACATAGTGAAAATAATTAATTATTTTCGCGTTAGTAAACTTAGTGTCAGCACTTAAATCAAAATTCGTAGCTCTTTCTGCTAATGCTCGAAACTCATAACCAATTACGTTATTAAAGAAAGACGTTAATCCGTTACCACTATTCAATAAGTTTGCGAAACCTAATGATGCATTCGTGACATGCATATATACCTGCCCTGTAAATTGAGCAGACATGAAGTCATA